ATGATGTTGGAGTGACGCTAGTCAGAGCGGCTCCGCCAGCGGTATAATTTGTACCACTAACCTCGTTAGATGTAGAATAATCAGTAGTTGACGCGTCAAGAGACGCGGAGCTAGTGAAAAGTGCTAGTTTAAAAGTGTGCCCCGAAGATGCAGTAAAGTTGTGCTTACCTTGCATCAACTCCACCTTAAATGAGGTACACATTGCTTGTGTTATAGCCATATTACAGTCTCCTTATTGCTTCGGCTAATTCAGGATGGCCCGCATCCTTTAAGGCATTACATACCGTAGTTCTATCACTACGGATAGCCTCTCTCATGTAGAACGCTACAAGGCTTTGAATATGCTCCTTGAAAGCGTTCGCTTGATCCCGGATACCGGGATGAGCCGTATCCGAAACAGAAATGATCTTTTCTACGCACCGTTCAGCTACTTCTTCCGGGGTAAACCCGCGGTTTTGCGTAGTAACTACGTTTACTATTGGGCTTGTAGGAAAGTCTGTCTTTATCTCAAACATTACAGCTTCTCCCGCATAACAAGCCCTGTACGGTACGCATCAGTATCTTCAACAGCTTCGCCGTAATTCTTGAGGCGACCAATAGACTCTTGGAATTGCAGAAGGTAATTTTGAATAATGTCCTGCTCACCCTTCATGTAAGTATATGCTTCAATCAAAGAGCCATACAACATAGCAAGAGGCGCATTAACACTAAGCCACGTGGTGGCACCGCCCGCACCCGCCGTAAGACTGGTAGGACGGTAATAGTAATGCAATTCTGCGGATAACGCCGCGTTAGGGGTAGGCGCAATAATAAAGTTGGTAATGTCAAAAAACCCGTAATACCGTGGAACACCCGTAGCTGTGGGGTCTGGATATGCCGTTTGCAGAAAATTAACGTCTTTGTACTCCAGAAATACGTTATCCCCGCCAGACGTAATGATTGACAGAGAATATGGCGCTAAAAAATCGGCAGGGCAGTTTAGAAATTTGTTACCGCTAGTTAGTGTGCCGGTTTGGTTACGACGGAAAAAGTTAAGCTGTACGCTTTTGAAAATGCGCTCTTCCGCGCCCCGAATAAAAATATTAAGGTTGTTAACAAACGTAGTCTCTTGATTTTCCGTGTAATCTTTAATCGCATCCTGCAACTGTGTAAGTGTAAAGCTCATGTTATCACCACCGTAACTTGCCCGACTTGACCCAAAAGCGCGTCGGTGTTTTCTGGCTCAGAAGGCATTTGGGCCACACCCGCGGTGCTCCAGTTACCGTTTCCCAAGTATGTAATCCCATTGGTAGTAATCACAGAGAAAGGCTTTTTAGGGTTTACCACCTCCGGCCTAGCGTCCTGAAGAGCTTGAGCGTCCACAACCTTACGAAAAGGCTCTAGCTGCGGCTGTTTTGCTTCCCACTCGTCCTTGCCAACAAGCAAGCCATTCCACTCGCGGCGCATATCTTTATACCGATACCGGAACCCGGATCGGTCAGATACCGCAAAGGAATCTTTACCTGTGGCAAATCTCGACATTATACTCTACCAAAATAGTTATACTGTGGGGTGACATTGAAGGACGCTCTGTCCCGATCCTCTGCCATCGCCCGCTCAAACTCTTCCTCATACATCGCCTTCAACAGTTGCGCCCGATTAGGTGCCCGCTTGATAGACAAGTAGTACGCCAATCCGGCAGCTAAACACGGGTACAGCCGAAACGGCACTTCCATAGTGTTGGTAAACTCATCCGCATCATCCATGCGAGTCAAAGCGTCGTAATACACAACATCTGTGCTATTTTCAGGGACCGGCCAAAGCTTCAAAGTCGGCGTTATCTGCCGATCCAAGAAAAACTGTGATGGCCGACCCTCCGTTGTTTTGGTCGGAATGGAAAGATATGTGTCACGGCTAATACGCTGTAGCGCATAATCCGTCCCGCTCCGTTGGACAACAACAGACAAAATATCAATTATGTCTGCCCCCAAGCTGTAGTTACCGGTTCCTGAAGTCATGGCTTGAGTCCGCTGAGCTATTGTCCATTGGTTCAAACCACGGTTTGCCCACTCCGCAAGCATCAAATTCAAAGAACGCTTTGCCGTTTTAAGGTCGTAACCTGTACGAACCTCAAGACCGCAACGCTCAAAAGCCTCCTCTACATAGTCGGCAACATCGAGCTCAAAATTTGTGCTTCCGGAAGTGGCCATGTTACTTCTTCTTTACCATACCGCCGCCGCGCATTTTTTTAACCATACCGCCGCCGCGCATTTTCTTTACCATACCGCCGCCGCGCATTTTCTTGACTGCGCCGCCTTTTTTCATCTTCATTTTACGTGGTTTCATTGCCATGATTTCAGTCTCCTGTACAAAAGTTCACGGTTTTGGAAGATTTGTTCAGCATCGTACTCTTCCAAGTAATTATCATAATAGCCTTTTTTAGCCAGTTTGTCTGCCGATTCCTGTACCTTAGAAAGGCGCTGAACAAAAATCATTGCGTACTCATCTTCAACTATCTGCATAAATGAGTTGTCGTCAATGAAATCGTTTGGTTCATCGTGTGGATGAAAACCCATTAGCCACACATCCCTATCAATAAAAACGCCATCAGAAATAGCTTCATTTAACTGCTCTAGGTAATCGTGGAAAACATCCGAGTCTTTTTGAAACGCCATGTCTACAATAATTACTAGATCAAAAGCGTCTTCCCATTGAGATATCGTGCTGTATAACACCTGCATATTGGTGTCATACTTGAATAGAATAAGAACTTTGTTATCTTCCCAAGCCTTTTGAGCATAGGGGCACGGCGGCATACCGTTGTAAAACGGGTTCGGTTTATGCAAAGTATGGTCTGACCACGCCATAATCTCTTGGCATATCTGACTTTCTTTATCTATGTAAAACCGCGTGTTACTCATGCTTGTGACACCGATCCCTTCGTGCGCTTGCGGCGGTTACCCATTATAGCCCCACATCCTCTTGCCACGGCTGTGCCGGGAATACTACTGCCTCTAAACGGCCGTTTTGCCGTAGTCTCGTAACCAGCTACGCCTCCGTTAGCCATCTTCTTTACCTTGGCAGCCTTAGTGTTAGCCACAACTTGCTTTCCTTTAGACCCTTCACGCTTCTTTTTACGCGCTGTCGAAGCTCGTTCAGACTTTGATAAACTTTGAGCTTTACGTCTAGGCAGGCAACGGTCAGGGTTACGCTTATCTTTTGACGTACCACATGGGCCTTTAATATTGCCGCTGCTATCAATTCTGACCCAATCTTCATCTAACCACTCCTGCAACTTACCCATTACTTACCCTTCCTTTTGCCGCCCTTAGACTTCTTGGCATAGTTAGGGTCTTTACAATATTTTGACGCGGCAAGGTTTGCATACGCGCTAGGGTATGTATCAAAAGTGCGCTTTGCCCACGCTTTACCTTCAGGACAAATCTTGCTGCCTTTACTCTTAGACGAGGCGCTTTTTGATTTTCGTGAGTACGCCATTTAAAACACCTTCTGCACGACTGCCGCGGCAATAATTAAAGCCGCTATGCCCCACAAGCGCGTATCCAGTTTATCCAACTGTTTTTGAATGTCAGCATACCTGCGAGTGCACTCTTCTTCGTGCTTTTCCAAAAGTTTTAAAACATCTTCTGCTTTCATTTTACCACGCCTTGCAAGACCAATATCTTGCGCTAAACTTGTCTTTTGCGGTGTCACAATTATGCCGCGCTCTAAAATTTGATCTACGACTAGGTTGATCTTTCTTGATCGACATATTCGGGTCTCCGAACCGTACAAGCTTAATTTGGTCACCTTTTTTAGCCAAGACAGCACTCTTTTTGGACTTTCCCGGAGTGCGCTTGGGTTTGTTATAACCTGCAAATGTTTCTCCCCTGTATTTAATTTTTCCGGACGGGGTTCTGGTCACATTTTTTGTAGTTGCCATAATTCCTCACTTAAAGAAAAGATGGGAGTTTCTACTGAAACCCCATCTTTTAGCTCTAATTGTAGAACACCGTTATCGCCGTAAGGTTTGTGGCGACGGATATAAAAATATCGTCTACACGAATACCGTTCGACGGGATGTTTACCGAATGCGTGGTAGATGCGTTGAAATCCAGATCAAGCACGGTAGCCCCGCCACTCCCGTCAGTGACGGTAAGGCGAGGTGTACCTGCGGCTGTTTTCAACTGTATCTGACGAATCCGGGCAGGCCCTACAGCAAGCGAACCTGTTGCAGTCACACGTTTTGATTTTACATCAGAATCAGCCATAACAGCCTCCTATTAAGCTAGGTTGTTGTTTTGCTGATACAGAATTGTAAAACGAACCAAACCTGCGCTTGTTGCAGCAGAAGCAGTTACAGTCAAACGGATGTCTGCTGTCCCAGTGTCTTGCCAAGCAAGAGCGCCCCCAGCTTCAGTTGTCGGGTACTTGCGGCCTGCGGTTGTTCCACTGGCAAAAGTATTCAGAATGGTAGCTGCGCCACCTACAGTGTCACCGACACTGAGGTTAGTTGTACCACTTGCAGCGGTAATAACGTCTATCACGCAATCAATAATCTGTGAGTTTGCAGGGATAACGACATCTGTTACTTGCGCGGCAAGTGCGCCACCAGAGAGGTCTGCTGAAAAAGTCTGAGCCATAACAACTTGGCCAACATTTGCAATGTTAGTCCCAAGAGATGTGCCCGTGGTATTTTTGATAGTTCCGGCCTTAATAGGTCCAGAAAAAGTAGTTGTAGCCATGTGTTTCTCCTGTCGTGGCTAGTGTCAGCCCATTAGGGGCTGTCAGGGATATAAAAAACTATACAATAAAAAAGGGCGACTGTGAAGCCGCCCTTTTTCGTCAAGGTATTTAGAACCTTATGCGCCCGGTGTACCGAACACACAACGCCAATCAGAAACGCCGAAGCTGTAACGCTCACGGGCCTTAAACCGCATATTTCCGGTGTCAAAGTCACCTTCCATAGCAGTCTTGATTGGTGAACGGTTGAAGAACTTGAAGCCGTTCGGTGCATCCGTCTTGATGAAGAAGGCATCTGTGTCAGTCAGGAAGTGGTTAACCACTGCACCCTCTGGCAACATACCCATGTTCTTCATGGCGTTTGCATCGTTGTCGGCTGTTCCTGAACGCAGGTTAGAATTGATTACCCGCTCTGCAATGAATTGCAGTTCTTTCGGGATAATCAGCTTTGTACCACGTACAGCAATCTTCAAGCCGCGCTCGTCAGTCAGACCAGCAATATCAATCAGCATCTGCTCAAGAGAAGTCTCATTGAGATCAGCCGCTGTTGACAGCAGGTTGCGCTGGTTACCAGACAGAGACGGGTGAGCGGCAGAGCAAAGTGCTGCACCATCACCGACAGGGCTGCCTGTGCTGAACGCATTGTTCAGGATCGCAGCAGCCTTGATCTGCTTTGTCTGAGCCATTGAACGAGCCAATGCCTTTGTGTAACGAGACGCAAGACGGTCGTAAAGATTATCTTCAATCGCTTCTTCTGTGATTGAAAATGCCAGTGCAATCGTCTCATGTGTGTAACGAGCAGTGTATGTCTCTTGAGCATCGTCAAAGTTGATGGCAGCGCCCTCACCTTTAACTGGTGCTGTTGAGAAACCACCGAGCATCACTTCTTCTTCAAATGCGCGATCTGATGACTCTTCTTCAAAGATTTCACCATGCTCATTTTCGTAGCGGTCATACTCAAGTCCGAACAAAGCATTTAGTCCGGGCTCAAGCTCTTTCGCTAGTTGTGCGCGAGAAATAGCCATTATCTATCCCCTCCTTAAATGCCGGTTGACAACGACGTTGTCTGTGAAGCCGAAGCTGCCACAGGCGCGTTGTGATGGAAATTAAACCGAACTACGAAGTTCACACCAGCGGATGCGTAGTCAAGGTTAGCCACATCTTGTGAGAGGCCAACAATACGCATAAACAGCGTTGCTGTTGTTGCTGCTGTAGAAATGTCTAGTTCAGCAGTGGAACGACCGTTTGAAGTTGATCCAGAAGTCGCTGTTGCCAGTGATGCGTTAGCGAAAACGTCAGCAAGTGCAGTTGCACGATCTGTTGTTGCGCCGTCAGCAGCTACCATGAACAGTTGGTTCGGGTTGTCAGCTACAAAAGCTTTTACTGGGAAGTTCGTATCAACGCTAACATTGTTAGAACCGGGCCAGTAGTTTTTGAAAACAGTCTTTTTTGTAGAGCTATCTACGTACTCAACACCCATCAGGACGCCTAGAGCAGGAACTGTACCACCATTGGCATTACCAACAATGTCAATTACACCAGCAGCCAACGGAATTACCGGTGAATACTGAAAAATTGCATTTGTATTGTTGGATGCGATCTCATATTGAGTCACGCCAGTAGTGTTGGCACCTGCGCCATTTAGCCCGATAGGACGAAGGCCAAAGGCAGTATCTTGATTTGCCATTTGATTTTTCTCCTAATCAGGGCGGCCCTTTGAATTATTTCTGTGGACCGCCAAAGGTTACACGAGATTGACGGTCAGGTTTACTGATCGTCATAGTTGAATGTGCATTCTCACGCATCATGTCAGAGTCTACAGCCTGCATCTGGTCAGCGTTTCTCTGAGAGAAATACTCTGTCCGTTCTGCCACTGTTTCCAATGGAATCCGTGCGAGAATAAGTCCACCTACTCCAAACACACCTTCGTATTTACCTGATTCGACTACCGGGGACTCAAAGTCTGGGTACTCATCCTTACGGACCAGTTCCCACCCTTCACGCATTTTTGCGCTTACGTTTTTAGTATCGTCAAAACCACGGGTTTCAGCCCTGATCCAACGATGCTTAAAACCATCCGGTGCAGGTGGTGCATCTAACATAGACGGGGGAGCCCACGGCTTACGCCTTGCCGTTTTTTCCCTAGATTGGTTTGCGCGAGAAGTCCGTTTTACAGAACCTTCAAACATTTCGTTTTGTTCTTCAGCCATTTACTTACTCCTTCACGTATTTCGCGTATTCTTCAAGCGGCACACCCAATTTCTTCGCTATCGCGACTTGGCTAGGGGTGAGTCTAACCTTTTTCCCACTACTGCGCCCAGAGGTATTGCGGGATACGGAAGCAACCGTCTGTGCGGGTCGTTTGCTACCACCGTTAAGCTTATGCGGAAATTCATTCGCAATGCGCTTGTCCAGTTCAGTATAGTATTCATTTGACTGCGGGTCAAACCCTTCGTTTTCCACAAGCTTTTTGTGGATGCCAAATGCCGCATACGTCATGGCCTCGTCATCGCCAAACCAACTGTTGCGGTTAGCCCATTCTTCAGCTTTGGGGTCAGGTCTGCGAACCTGCTGCTGCGGCATAGGCTGCTGTACTTGAGCCTCACGCTGGGCTTGAGCCTGTTGAGCATAACGCTCCTGCTGAACCTTCGCCTGTTGAGCACGGTCGTTCTCAATAGCCAGCTTAGTAATCTTCCGCTGAGCCTCAATAACCCCGTTGGTGTCCCCAATCTCAATCGACTTGGCAAGCTCTTGCTCTGCCGCACCCATCTGAGTTTCAACACGGCTAGTGTACTCCGACACATAATTAGTGTCCAAAGTGTCCATGCGCTGCTTTAGCTGTTGAGCTTCAGCCTGCACGTTCTGAGCATACTTTACCGCTTCCTCACGCTGACGCTCCGCTTCGCGCATTTTCTTAGTCAAACGGTCAATGCGCTTTTGCGTGGCGTTTTCCGCTTTTTCAAAATTATCGTCATCTGACGACGCCTCTTGCGCCTCTTCCTGCGCCTCAAGCTCTATTTCCTGCTCTGAGCTTTCATCCAAATCGAGTTCGATCTGTTCTTTTTCTTCTGCCATTTTTATCTCCTAGAAATGCAAAATATCTTCAGGCTCTTCAATTTTAGCTAAAACTTCGTCATCGTTTAGAATCCGAACTTCGCCACCATCAATTTTAAAACGCGAACCAGCATATCGGGCAAACATCACCCAATCACCCTTCGCGCACCACGGTCCAGAAGGAAACTTTTCCGCGTCACAAAAGGCTAAATCCCCCACTTTGAGGACATAACCAACCTGAGTAGATACTGTCTGTTCTTCCACAACCGCATTTGGCAGATAAATTCCGCCATCGGTCTTGCCTTTACCACGGTAGGGAAGAATGAGCAGTCGCCAGCCGGTAGGGCTTGGCAGTCTGTCTAAGAGAGACCCTGTTATAGCTTCAGGGTCTAATACCTTATCGGTAACGTCTTTATAAGCGGAAGCAATGTTTTCTACACCTTCCGCAACCTCTGTGAGGTCAATCTTTGCGTCAGTCATTTGATCGCTCCTGTTTTTCTAGCAGGCCCTTGAGTTCCTGTTCCACGTGATTTAGGGCGGTTAAATTGCCCATAAGCTCACGATACT